GACAATGTAGTCCTGCCCGTTAGGTTTGAGGACAAAGCAGTGTTTGATCTCTTTATGCAGGAACCTGGACCACCAATGCCCGTCATCATTTATAAATACGACGAATATGTCAGAAGACACTGAACCCAACCTTAGCTGTAATAGGCTTATCGTACTTGCCAGACCTGCTTAACGCGGAACGTCCCTCACCTTCACCCTGTAATGCGTACTCTAGGGCTTCTACTGGGTGGGAATACTCGTTCTTATCGGGTTCATCAGTGTATCTCTCACCTGTTGTCTGCACTCTACGGTAGCAGAAGCCACCTTGTAGACCTTTACGGATCATTGAGGCTTTGGGTAGGACAGTAAATCGTGGTTTCCCATCCATGCACATCTCTTTCATAGGGACTTCTAGGGCTGCTCTACGCTTCAGTGGATCGTTCGATTGGGTGGGTTGACAGGGTATGCCAGCCGCCCGCATGATTTGAAATGGAGTTTCACTGTTTGACTGATTTTTGTTCTGTCCACTAGGATCGCCCCACCCTTTAAATTCGTGGTCTGGGTACATCTCTTCAATATAGCGTTTGAGTGTCGGAGCAAAGTCCACTGCACCCGAATCGGTAAGTACCATCTCATCAAAACACACCCACCTTCCTATGGAAGTTCGTTGTAAAAACGCACACGCTGGTGTACGACCAAAGTCAAAGCCAAGAACAATAGGATAATCCTTGGTAGGTTGAAAGTCTAAGTGTTGACAGTGTACTGAATCGGTATACATGGGGTGTACAGGCTTGCCGTTAGACACAAAGCCGTACTCATTAGCTAAGTTAACCTTGATCCAGTCGTTTGTCTTACCGTTTAGACCGCGTTTGTAGTATTCATTAGGCAGGTTGATCAGGTTCTCAGCTTCTTCGTTGACCTTCCATGCCTCACCGTCCTTAAATACACCGCCAGGTTGCCTAAAAAATGACCAATCTTCAGGACGCTCTATCTCTGCGAGTTTAAAGTACCAGTGGTCTTCGTCAGGGGCGTTACTATCGCCTATCATTCCGTGGTGTGTAGGACGCGCTCCCTCCTTGTTTGAGGGGTATCTACCATGTCGTAGGTCAAGCATGTCTAAAACAGCCTTAGAATGCTCTTTAGTCTCGTTTAACCACACCCATGTAGTCTGGATACCCCTAGCCTTCTTAACGTGTTCAGGGCGATCAAAGGCGATAAACACGACATCACACTCTACCTTCGTACCATCCTCTAGGTTGAACCTAATGAAGTGCGTAGGAGGCTCTTTATTGCCCTGTTTGAAGTCACCTAACTCCCCGTGTATCTCTAGCCAGTCCTTAATCGTGGTAGAGAACAGTTCAGAGTAGGTGTTACGGGCTGCAATTACGCGGGACAGGCGCACACCGTAGTTCTTGTGTTCAGGGTCAGACACAGGAGCCTGCTCACACATCAAGTCAAACAGTTTAAGGATACATTGAACGGTCTTACCAGAGCCGAGTGGCCCCATAATGAAGGAGTTTCTAGCCCTACAGTCAGCAAAGTCCTGTAGAACCTGGCCCTGTGGCATTAGGTTGTATTCAATCTGACTCATTTTAGTAGGGACTTACTAGGTTTAGATGCCAGTTCACCTTGTGTTGCTCCACCGCTTGCTGAACGGTTCCTAGCAAATTCATCAGCTTCCTCATAGGCTTTAGGGGCAAATCTAGGAAACTGCTTGCCGCTAGATTCTTCATATTTGCTAGCTTGCTTTATAGCTTCTTTTTGGTCTACTAAAGTAGGCTCGCCTTTAGAGTCCCACCATATAGAAGGAATAACCATTACCCCTCCGTCTGGGGCATCTACAGTAATCAAATACTCAGTAGATGGGCCTCCAAGCCCTACATCTTTTGGCTCATGCTTTTTGGGGTTAAAAGGTTCTACTTGTTTATCAATTAACGGCATTACTTTTTACTCCAATCTATAGCGTCATAGCCCTTCTTAAAGGCTTCTCTAGTCTTCTTGTCAGACTTACGGGCATGGCTGCCCTTACCACCATTAGACTCAGGGAAGTGCCTATCCCTATCCTTCTTCTCCAGCTTGTGTACTAGACTCTGGCCCATCATACATATCCTCTATAAAGTCGTTTAACAAGTATAATACTTCTCGCATAGCAATGGCATCCCTATCCAAGAAAGCCTCTATAAACGCCTCTATAACCTCTGAATCAGTATCGTCTAGCTCGTACTGCTCGAACATAACCAGTCCTCTAATATCATTTGTTTACATAATTCAATGTAGAATACGCTTTTTTCGTCGTTTAAGGTGCTTTTGAACTCAACCCCATCATCTGTAAGGATAATGACGATATGGTCTTTAGAAGCGATTACAGTGGCTTCTAGGGCATCTTCTATATCTGGGCGGAGCTTTATTATTTTACTCAATTTTTTTTTGCCTCGTGCATATATATATACAGATCGCGCGACTTCGGAGGGGGGGGTACTGTATATCCATCCACTGTACATTTATCCACCTGGCTGTACATCCATACAGTACTGGCTATCCATACAGTGACACTTAACTATCGGCAGTATCTGTGCCATTAGATTGCCCGTCGTATCGCTTGCGCTGGACCGATACAGTGAGACCCTGATCGCCTGAATGTTCAACGGCCTTCAATGTTGGCTGTATGTACTTGGTAACTCTATCGAATGATTCTACTGCTGCCTTATAGTCTGATAGATCGCCTGTTGATTCTGCTATCTGTTTAATCTGTAAGCTGCCTTCTATCATCTCCATGACCGGATCGAAGTCAGGGTATCTCTCTGCAAGCCTCTCTGCTAACAGTCTTTTAAGCGGCTTATTGCCTGAACCTTTAGGCCTTCCTAATGTTGCCATACTTTAAAACTCCTATCCTATTGATTCTAAAGTGATTAAAAATTGACCAATTTGATCAAAAAGTAACCAGATTATAGCACTAATTGCATTAAACCCACTATGGATAGAATGTAACGATATAAAAAAAGGCGCTTGCATGTTTGACACATGTAAACATATAGCTATATAGTATTGATTCATTAAACAAAGGAGCATAAACAATGCAAACAACAATCGAACCAACTGATTATATAGGCCAGCAGGCCCAACTAATCGCTATCAGATACTTGGCAGAGAAAGAGCAGCAGCGCATTAATAGACGACAGAACCGGTACTTTTACGCAATGGCAGGACTAGTAGTTGTGTCCTATATAGGCGCAATGACCTTTTACTTCAGTTGATAGCATAGAGCGCATTAGCAATAGTGCGCTTTTTAGTACCAACTACACAAACCAAAGAGGAAATACCATGGAATACATCAAAAACGATTACGAACTAAAACAACTCGCCCTCGACATCGCCCTTAATGCGATTGAGGAAGTAAAGAATCACGGTGGCGATCATTACGAACTAATTGACCAAGCTGCTGCTAATAGTGAACACGCCATCTACACCTACAAAGCAATCATGCTATGCGCTCACTGCTGCACTGCGGATGCCGAGGCAATGCTAGACGATGCAAGCTACAGATTCGACTCATTCGCCCATCATGCAAGCGTATTGGCTGAAGTAACTATTCAAAATGCGGCCTTGCAGGAATTTTACGAGCTAGGCGGGGAGGTGGCGGCATGAATATGCACATGTTATATGGCCGCTTTTGCGTGTCCTACAATCTAGCCAATAGCGAATGGTGGGTGCAAGATAGATTTGAACACATGGGCACTTACAGCAGATATTCGCAAGCCCTTATTGCTATAGACAGTCGTATGACCGAGTATAGAATAGGGGTGGCATCATGAAAGTATTAAACCTATATGCCGGATTAGGCGGAAATCGTAAACTTTGGGAGGGCTGCGAGGTTGTAGCCCTAGAAAGCCACGAAAAAATAGCTGAAGTCTATCAACGCTTACACCCTAAGGACACAGTGATTGTCGGTGATGCCCATGAATACCTACGCCAACACTTTAGAGACTTTGATTTTATCTGGTCTAGCCCTCCATGCCCGACACACTCCAGAATGGCAAAAGCTACGCGCCACAAAAACCGCAACTATCCCGATATGTCTCTGTACCAAGAGATACTATTCCTCCAGCACTTTTACAAGGGCAACTGGGTTGTTGAGAACGTAAAACCATTCTATGATTTTTTAGTCCCGCCTACTGTCACGGTTGGAAGGCATTGTTTTTGGTCTAACTATGATTTTCATGCTGAGGATGTCAAACGCCCTGACAACTTTATCAATCTGGCTAATCTGGCCGGTAAACGCGCTTTAATGGATTGGTTAGGCATACACTACCCAGAGAATATATATTACGAGGGGAACCACTGCCCCGCGCAAATCCTTAGGAACTGCGTACACCCCAAACTAGGGCTGCAAATATTCGATCAGTTAAGCTACTTATAGCTAGGCAAGGGTGATCCTTACATCCTATGAGAGCGGGTTGGCCCACCGTGCCGAAAACGGGCCTTCTAGCCTCCTTTTTAGGGGGCTTTTTAATACCCTATGGGTAGGTATAGGGTAACCACTTAATCGCCTTTAGAGAGCACTACAGTGCGTTTTTTTCGGTACTTATGAGCCTAGATAGATACCATTGGGCCTTTTGTAGTGATTCAACACCGCCCTTTTGCTGATACCGCCATAGGTACTTGATTGCGCACGCCTTACAATGGCCCGCGAATGCTTCCTTGCTCATGCTTGCCTCAATCGCGTCGATACACTCGATTTCGCCCTGATAGTGAGCGGGGTGGTTGACCATATCAGTTAGCGGGGTAGAGCTAGTCGTGGCTGCGCTAGTATTCCCTGCCAGGGCGCTTTTTTCTACTGTAGAAACTGGTCTTGGTTCAATAGCGGGGTGTTTTTTCTGCAATTCTTTCCAATTACTCATTTTTGCCTCCGTATTTTCCGCGTAGGTAATCCAGGCTGACTGGCATTTCATCGAATGCGCCATCATGTACTTCGTGCAACATCCAAATTCCCCTCCATGACAAGTTATTGTGCGGGGTAAGGTAGTCTTCATCGTGCTGGTAGAAGATGCCAGCAAAGATACCCGTCATACGCTGACCATCCGCACGCCTTGCAAAGCTAATAGCCCTATCCTGGACATGGCCTTGCACCGTAGACATATGCATCTTGTTAAGCATCAAGGTGGGGTTAGCTACTGGCCTACCCATTATGCCGCTGGTAAAGTAGTGCTGATAGGCAATGTTATCTATAACGCAACACTCCAAGAAGCCATAAACCTCCCATCCCATCTCTTCTAGCTGTAGGTCTTTAAAACCAATTAGCCCATCTAGTTTTGGGTCTGAATTTGCGGCTCTGGCTATACGGTTCTCATGATTCCCAAGGGTAAACACCATGCGAGGGTTCCATTGTTTCTTTTTATCGTGCTTTAGTTTGGCTTGTTCCTGCCTGATAGGCTCTAAAAATACTTTCATTGCCGCAATCCCTGCCTCAATATCTGCAATATACCTTCTTCCTTCGTAGCCCTTGGTCGCGACATCAAATGATGACAGAGATTCCATGTCCCACCAGTCCCCTATCATTACGATAACATCAGGCTTTTTATCTGCCGCGTACTGTCCTGCCCAGTGCAAATGATCATTAGGCTGGCCAGGTTTGACTTGTGTGTCTGGGATAATGAGATGCTTCATGCTTTTCTCCATAAAAAAAGCGCCACTAAGGGCGCTCTAAATCGTCTTTCGCTACTGCGCATAGCCCACAGATCACGAATATTATCATATAAATTAACACTTTACCCACCACCCATAACCAATGAGCCGTCATTATAGAGACTCTGCGGATGGTCACAAATGTATTAGCCTTATTCATAACATGCCTGTAGGTAATGGCCCGTTGCCGCCACGGGTGGGCCAGACCCGATCACAGGTCGAGGGAGACCCTGGCTAAAACGGAATATCTTCTGTGATTGGGGCAGGGGCAGCGGTAGACTGTGGTGCTGCTCCATCGGTATAAAATACTTTCACATTCCCCAGTATGGGTGGGCGTTCCTCACCAGCTTCGCGTTCTTCTTTGCTTTGAGACTGGGCGATGAAGCCATTGTTCTCATACTGATCCTGCTGGTCAGTGTCGATGAACGTGGTCATGTTTAGATACCGAGCCTCAGTGCCATCTTTTTTAGTGACTACAGGGCAGCGGGTTAGGTCTAATTTTTTAAGGTCTAGCGATACTGATACACCTATCTTCATTGCAAATTCCTCACTTCGGAAATAATTTCTGTTACGGCCAGTATAACCTGTTCGGCCAGATTCTTAATAAACTCCTCATCACGCTCAACTCGAACGATGAAAGGGTCTTTCTCAGGGTGGTAGCTCATAAATTCCCACCAATCACGCTCCGTGATCCACATACAGCCTTGGACTTGAGCATAATGTTTAGTAGGGCAGACTCCCTTGTCGCTCCACTTGTCATGGTTACTTGGTGCTGGGCATTTAATCTCTATGCCACCGTCCTCACCTATCAACCCATCAGGACTGCAACCAAACTCAC